GCCACCATCACGACAGGGGCCCGCCTGAGGAATTCACGTGTCCGATCGATACAGCTCAGCGTACGGAACCGAACTCCGGCCGCGAGACGTGCCGCATCTGCTCGAATGGCATTCGTGGCACTGTGTCGGTTTGGCGGACGCCTGCCAGGATGCTCGGGTGAAAAATTTGTTGCGTCTTCTGGCCGCTGATCTTGCGATCGAGGCCGTGACCGTTCGCCGGCAATGGAAGGAACGCGATCTGGCGGAGTTGTTAGGTTGACGAAGGGCAGTCGAGATGTGTTGAAGGATATTGCAAACAGGCTGCCGCCGTTTGACAGCAAGCCGCCAATCGACGATGTATCAATGCAGCATGAAGTTTTGTGCCCCGGCCCCAGCGGCCGGGGTTTTGCGTTCCCGGCTACCGAGCCGCAAATACAAAACTTGTAACGACACGCAATCCTTCCGGTCTCAGAGCGGTTAGTTCGGGGCGCTGTGGTCGAAGTCCACGCGCGCAATCTCTCTTCTGGCCGGCGGCCCAATACAGCAAAGGCTAGACTTGGCTCGCAGGCCGAATTCCGGTTCGATTGTTGCGATGTTGAAGGAACTTGCAAACGCACCGCCGCCGTTTGACATCATGCAGTCAATCGGCGAAGTATCAATGCAGCATGCGGTTTTGCGCCCCGACCCCAGCGGTCGGGGTCTTGCGTTCCGGCGACCGAATAGCAAATGCAAAATCTGTAACGACACGCAATCCGTCCGGCCTTAACGCGGATGGTTTGGATCGCCGTAATCGAAGGCCGTGCGCGCAATCATTCTGCTGGTGGCAGCGCAATACAGCAAAACCCAAACTTGCTCGCAGGCTGAATTCCGGTTCGGTTTATTGCGATGTTGAAGGACCTTGCAAACGCGCCGCCGCAATTTGACATCGCGCAGTCAATCGGCGACGTATCAATGCAGCATGCGGTTTTGCGCCCCGGCCCAACGGCCGGGGTTTTGTTTTGAGTACGATCGAGTGCTGGCGTCGGTCTCCTGTCAGTCGCGGCGCGACTACAACACAAAATAGCAACACGCAAAACCGGTCTCTAAGGAACGGATGACACGCCATGGGAATGTGGGATTGGTTGGAAGATCAATATCCGGCGCCGGATTCGCGCTTTGGGACGGACGGCGTTCCGCCGCTCGCTGCGTCCGATGCTTCGGCGTTGCTGAGGCTCATCGAGCGTGGCGTGGCTGCCCGCGGCCAGACGGCCGACAACGACGCCAGCGCGGCGCAATTCGCGCAGGATGCAGCGGCTGCGACTGTGGCGCGAGCGGTGAAGTCGCCTTACGGCCGTGACGAGGGTGCGCTGACGCGAATCCCCGAAGATTGGGTTCGAAGCATGTTGCGGGGGCCGTACAGCGGATACCCGGCATGGCCGTCTCCGGCCAATCCCACTTCGCTGTTTCCCACGCGGCCGTCGCCCGCGGCGCCCGTCAGCGCGCCAATTGATGATGAAGGTGCGTTTCAAACGCAGGCGGCACGTGAGGCCGCGGCCAGCACGATCGCAAACGCGGCGCGCCATCCTTATGGCAGGGTGTTCGAGTCTGCGGTGCCAAACAATACGTCGGCCGAGACCGATGATCCGCGTCAAGCGGAGCTAGGACGCGAGGCGTGGGCCCGGCGGCTCGCGAGTGGAGTAAGGCCACCGAATCCCGATCTGCCTGTGCCGAGGACTGAAGCGTCAGCCAAAATTAGTGAAACGCCTGACGTGCAGGCGGCGTTTGAAGCTTGGAGCAAGGGGACCCGGAATTCCGTAAAGCCAGAACGCGGGCACCGCAAAGAAGGTGAGGTCACGCAATGGATCGTCGATCATTGGCCGGAGATACTATTATATACCACCACCGGCGGGGCGGCAGCTGGCGGCGCGGTAGTTAGCGGCGGCCGGGCCGTCGCCGACGTTGCAGCTCATGCGCTCCTTAAGCTGTTGAGGTCTACGAGCCCCGCAGAGTAGCCAAGTCCACCGAGCGAAATGAGATGAAGGCAGCAGGTTGAAGCCATTGCTGCGATCCGTCGATACAATCTGAGAGGTTGCGTTTGATAGCGTTAGCGCCCCGGCCTAAGCAGCCGGGGTTTTGCTTTTCAGCTCGGCCCGCTGCCGCTATCTGCACGCGCCCAATTCATTGCTTCCTGCTCATCAACAGGTTGACCATCATCCATGCCCAAAATGACCGAGCTTGAACTCAAGGCGCTGCTCGACGCCGAGAAGGCTGCGGCGCTGTCGGCACCGCAGGCGTCGCGGCTCAGCTCCGATCGCGAGCAGGCGCAGCGCTATTACCTCGGCGACATGAGCCGCGACATGCCGGCGCTCGAAGGGCGCTCGTCGGCGGTCTCGACCGATGTCGCCGACACCATCGAAGGTCTGATGCCGACCTTGATGGACATCTTCTGCGGCGGCGACGACGTGGTGCGGTTCGATCCGGTCGGTCCGGAGGACGTCAAGGCCGCGGAGCAGGAGACCGATTATGTCAATCACGTCTTCATGCAGAAGAATCCCGGCTTTCTGATCCTCTATTCGTTCATCAAGGATGCGCTGCTTTCCAAGACCGGCATCGTCAAGGTGTGGTCGGAGGAGGAAGAGAGCGAGACGAAGCAGACATATCTCGATCAACCGGAGGATATGGCGGCTCTTGTCGTCGCCAATCCGGCGCTCGAAGTGGTGGCGCACACTGAACACGACGGGCTGCACGACATCACAGTGGTGCAGCGCAAGACCATCAAGTGCCACAAGGTCGCGGCGGTGCCGCCCGAGGAGTTCGGTATCTCGCGAAACGCCCGGAGCATCCGCGACGCCGGCTATGTGTTCCACGAGGTCGAGCGCACCGAATCCGATTTGGTTGCCGAGGGCTACGATGCGGAGCAGATTCGCGATCTGCCGAGCTATGCGGCGATCGCTAATGGCGAGCGTTGGGCGCGCGACTCGGTGGAGGAGGGCGAGCTGCAGCGTGGCGGCGACGGCATGAACCGCGCCAACCGGCTCATCAAGGTCACCGAGCACTACGTGCGGATGGATTATGAAGGCTCGGGGCGCGGGAAGCTTTATCGCGTGACGACTGGCGGGGAGGGCGGCGACATCCTCACCAAGCGGGGCGAGCCGCAGGTGATCGAGATCAGCCGCATTCCGATGGCGGCGATGACGCCGATCATCATCACGCACCGCTTCTTCGGCCGTTCGGTTGCGGACCTGGTGATCGACATCCAGCGCATCAAGACGGCGCTGCTGCGCGGCATGCTCGACAGCTCGTATCTCTCGGTGAACCCTCGCGTCGAGATCGCGGAGTCGCACGCCACCGAAACCACGCTCGACGACATCCTCACCATGCGGCCCGGCATGCCGATCCGCACCAAGCAGCCCGGCGGCTTGAACTGGCAACAGGTGCCGTTCGTCGGTGCCGACATGCTGCCGATCATCCAGTTCATGGATACGACGCGCGAGTGGCGGACAGGCGTGAGCCGGCAGGGCCAGGGCCTCGACCCCAACGCGTTGCAGAATCAGGTCGCGACCATCGCCAACCAGATGTTCAACGCGGCGCAGGCCAAGGTGAAGCTGATCGCGCGTATCTTCGCCGAGACCGGCATCCGCGATCTATTTTCGCTGCTGCACGCCGAGATCCGCGAGAACGGCGACGTGGCGCAGACCATTCGCCTGCGCAATCAATGGGTGGCGGTCGACCCAACGGACTGGCGTGAGCGCAACGACCTGACCATCAATGTTGGTTTAGGTCATGGCTCGAAGGCCGAGCAACTCGGGCATCTGCAAATGATCATCGGGGCGCAGAAAGACGCGATTGCGGCCGGCATGGTCAGCCCAAAGAATCTCTACGAATCGGCAAAGCAGCTCGTGCGGCTTGCGGGCTACAAAGACCCCGACACCTATTTCACGGCGCCTGGCAGGACGCCCGATCCGAACGATCCAGCAAGCGCGGCCATTGCACTGCCCGGAGACCCCACGGTTCAGGAGCTCCAGGTCAAGGCGCAACTCGAGCAAAAGGCCGCGGAGAACAAAGCTCAGATCGAGCAGATCCAGGCACAGGCTGATATCGCTACGCAGGACCGTAAGACCCAGGCCGAAATGGCGCTGATGGAGAAGAGGTTCGCGCTGGAAAGCCAGATCGCCTTGATCGAGGCGCAGATCAAGCGCGACGAGCACCAGTTCAACATGCAGGCCAAGCAGCAGAGCCACGACGCTGAGATGGCGCGTGCCCATGACAAGCACAGACTCATGATGGCGCGTGGGGGCACCCAAACGAGCGATCAGGCGAGGAACCAGATGAACGACCAGACGGGTCAGAGCGGAGAGCAGCAATGATGAAGAACTTTGGTACCGGAAGGCTCGGCGCGCATCAGAGCGCGGCCTACACCACCACAGCCGGCACCATCACCAATGCGATCGGGACGCAGACCTACAAGGTCCGCATCGTCTGTACGACAGACGCCTTTGTGAAGGTTGGTGACGCCCCGACCGCCACCACATCGGATCCGTTGTTTCCGGCGAACGCGGTGGAGTACGTCACCATCACGCCGGGGCAGAAGGTCTCGGCGATCCGTTCCACGGCGGATGGCTCGGTGCACGTGACCGAGGTGGTCTGACCCCGGTGTCAGCAGCTTGGTACAGCAATTAACGCAGTTGGCGAGCGCTTTCATGATTGCCTTCATTCTGGTGCATTCCGATCACGGCGCGCTGATCGTCAACAGATTCGATTACAACACTTCGTTCAATGATCAGATCTATGGCGTCGGCGCGCAGATCCTCAATGCCGGCGCCTATGATCCGGACGAAGTCGAAACGCTCCAGTCGTTGCTCACGTTGCTGCGCAAGTATCGCGGCGACGGTGTCGTGGCGCTGGATTGCGGCGCCAATATCGGCGTGCACGCGCTCGCTTGGGCAGCGCTGATGAAAGGTTGGGGCAGCGTCGTCGCCATCGAAGCGCAGGAGCGGGTTTTCTATGCGCTCGCCGGCAACATCACGCTGCACAATGCGTTCAACGCCCGCGCCGTTTGGGCCGCGGTGAGCAACCAGGACGGCTTCATCGATATTCCGGAGCCGGACTATCGAAGGCCGTCGAGCTTTGGCAGCTTCGAGCTCAAAGAGCGGCTCGGCAACGAGAATATCGGCCAGCCCATTGACTACGCAAAGCCCGCGTCACGCGTCCGGACCATGGCGATCGACTCGTCCGGACTTGATCGCGTCGATCTGATCAAAATGGACATCGAGGGCATGGAGCTTGAAGCGCTAGCCGGAGCCATGGCGACGATCCGGAAGCACAAGCCGGTGCTGTTTATCGAGGCGATCAAGATCGACAAGATGCAGCTTGAGCAGACCCTGAGCGAGCTGGGTTACCGGTGCTACCCGCAAGGCATGAGCTTGCTATGCATTCATGCCGATGATCCGATTGCGGGCCATGTGCATGTGGAGAAGCATGCTGCATGAGCGATACCGTCGCGCGGTACAAATCGTTTGCCGCCGCCCTTCTTCAAGCGCCTGACGATCCGGAAATGCTGGTCAACCAGTTTGCGCTGCTGTCGGACGACGGCGACCGGGCGAACGGTCGGCACTATCTCTATCTCGCGCAGCGCGCCTACAACGTCGCGCCGGACAACATCAACGCGGCGTTCAATTACGGCTCGGCGTTACAGCGGGCGGGCGAGTTCGACAAAGCCAAGAACATCTACCGCTGGTGCGTGGATCACGCGCCAAAAGAATGGCTGACGCGGAGCCTGCATCATCTTGGCGTGGCATATCGCGCATTGGGCCAGAACGAGCGGGCGATCGAGTTTTACGACCAGGCGATCTCGCGAGAGCCCGATCCGAACTATCGGAAAGATCGCGCACTCGCCAAGATGGCGAACGGCTGGTTGCGCGAGGGGCTCGAAGAGTTTGAGTGTCGGCGTGAGGTCGCCGGGCGGCGGCTTGCGTCGTATGGCGGTGTGCTGGTCGGGCAGCAGAGGCTACCCGACGATGTGACGCACTGGAAAGGCGAGGATCTCACAGGCAAGACACTCGTGGTCTATCACGAGGAGGGCGCGGGCGACTTTATTCAGTTCTGCCGGTTCATTCCACGACTACGCGAGACGGGCGTTGCGAAAATCCTTCTAACCGGTCCGGCGCCGGACCTGCTGGAGCTCGTATCCGAACAGATCGCAGTGGACGGCATTGTGCCGCTATCCGGCCCATTCGAATGCGACTATGTCACCGGCTCGATGTCGTTCCCGTGGCGGCTCGGCATCGATATGAAGGACGTCAGCGGCAGGCCCTATATGGCGACCGAGCCCGCGACGTTCCTGCGGCGTGGCTTGTTCAATGTCGGCCTCGTTTGGCGCGGTAATCCGGCCTACGGCATGGACGTGCATCGATCGATGGCATTTAGCGCGTTGTGCCCGCTGTTCGATCTTAATGACGTGGCGTTCTATTCGATGCAGGTCGGTCCGGCATCGGCGGAGTTCGGCAGGCTTGGCTTCGACGGTTTCGTTGCTGATCTCGGGCCCTTTTTAAAAAGCTGGCGGGCGACGGCGCGGCTGCTCAAACGGCTCGATGCGGTGGTGACGGTCGATACGGCGGTCGCACATCTGTCTGGCGCGCTTGGAGTGCCGGCTTTGGTGATGGTGACCAAGGCCAGCGATTGGCGCTGGGATCGCAATAGCGAGAAGACGGTCTGGTACGATTCGGTTCGGGTCTACCGGCAGAATGACCAGGATGATTGGAAGCCCTGTGTGCAGCGGGTGCGCAAGCGGTTAACGGAGATGCTCTGTGAACGAAGACAAAATGCAAGAGACAACGCAGAACAAGATACAGGCGGCGATCAACCGCGGCCTATGCGCTGCGCAACTGCTTGAGAGCGAAGCGTTCAAGGACGCAACCAACGCTCTCGCCGAGCAACTCATGGATCGCTGGCGCGTTTCGACCGATCAAGCCGAGCGCGAGCGCATCTGGCTTTCTGTGAATCTGCTCGATCAAATCAAGGGCAAGCTCGCGATTGTCGCCAATAACGGCAAGCTCGCCAGGAAAGAACTCGACGAACTGACGACCGGGCGGCGCCTGCGGTTCGGGATTGTTTAGGCACTCGCGATGTTGAACGACATTGCAAACGCGTCTCCGGCATTTGACAGCAAGCGGCCAATCGGCGAGTGATTAATGCAGCATGAGGTTTTGCGCCCCGGTCGCAGCGGCCGAGGTTTTGCTGACACTACAACAGACATTCCGCAGGATGCGCGCGCCGAACTGGCGACCCCTGCCCAACAATCCGAGCCGAAAGGCGAGGACGCCACCCCTCGGAAAGAGAGGACCTCTCCAACGGAAGCCCCTGGCGAGACGCAAGAGGCAGACCCGGCCGCATGGCCGCTCATCGCGCCTCCGAGGTCTTGGACGAAGGACGCAAGAGCGCATTGGCAGACCTTGCCCCGCGAGACGCAAGCCTATGTTGCGGCCCGCGAACAGGAACGCGAGCGCGAATTGCGCCGGAACCAGAACGAGGCCGCCGAAAGGCTCAAAGGCCTGACCGCCAAAGAGCTGGCCGCCGAACAGGCAATGCAACACTACGAGGCCGCGTTACCAGCCCTCATGCAAGCGCTTCAAGGTTTGCATGCGGGCGCGTTCGCCGACATCAGGTCGGCGGCGGATATCAACAAGCTCGCCGCCGTCGATCCGCCGCGTTTCATGGCGTGGCAAGCCCATCGCACGCAGATGGACATGCTCGAACATGAGATGCGGCAGGCCCGCGAGCGTCAGGCGCTGGAAAGCCAGGCCAAGTGGTCCGCGTTCGCAAGCGAACAGGGCCAACTTCTTCTGGCAAAGGCGCCTGATCTCTCGGACTTAGAGCGTGCGCAGAACGTTGTGGATGCCTCCGTTCACGTTCTCAAGGATATCGGGTTCAGCGAGGATGAGCTGGAGCAGGCGTGGGTGGGGGCACGGTTCGTCTCCCTTCGCGATCATCGCATCCAACTGCTGGTCCTCGAGAGTGTCCGATACCGCGAGCAACGCGACGCGATGGAAATCCCGAAGCGCAACGCGACCAACTTGTTGCCTCCTGTCCGGCGGCTCGCAGCCGCCTTCGGTCAAGCAGCCCTTGCGCCCCAAACGGACGCAGCGGCATCCATCCAAACCCTCGAACAGCAACTCGCAATCGCGAGCGGGCTCGGCGCGCTGAAACTTGGCGTAACGATCATCGCCCTGAAACAGCACGTCGCCGCTCGCTAGAAAGGCTTAAACATGGCTCTCGCAACATCTGCCTTCACGACCTATGCCGCGGTCGGCAATCGTGAAGACCTCTCCGACACTATCTGGCGCATCGACCCAACCGACACTCCGTTCTACTCGGGGCTCGAACGGGAGAAGGCCACCGCCGTCGCGCACGAATGGCAGACCCAGGCGCTCGCCGCGGCGTCGAACTCGAATGCCCAGCTCGAAGGCGACGACAACGTCACGCCAAATCCCACGACAGCGACCGCGCGTCTCGGCAACATCGCGCAGATCCAGACCAAGATCGCACGCGTCACCGGCACGCAGATCGCGGTCGAGCATGCCGGTCGCGACAACGAGATGGACTACCAGGTCATGCTCAAGGGTCTCGAGCTCAAGCGTGATGCGGAAACGACCTTCGTTGGCACCAATCAGGCCAAGTTCGCGGGCAGCGCCACCTCGGCGCGCACGCTCGCCTCGGTGCTGTCCTGGATCAAGACCAACACCGACAAGGGTACGGCCGGTGGCGCCGCCGATCCTACTGCGTCCGACGGCACCGGTACGCGCGTCGACGGCACGCAGCGGGCATTCACCGAGGCGCAACTCAAGGCCGTGATTCAGAAGTGCTGGATCTCCGGCGGCAAGCCCGAGACCATCATGCTGGGCGCGTTCAACAAGCAGGCATTCTCGACCTTCGTCGGCCGCGGCACGCCGACGCAGGACCAAAGCCAGAAGAAGATCACAGCGGCGGCGGATGTCTATGAATCCGATTTCGGGCGCCTGAAAACGGTGCCCAATCGCTTCATGCGGACACGCGACTGCCTGGTGCTGCAGATGGACTTGTGGGCTTCGGCGGCGATGCCAGGCCGCAACTTCATCACGTTTCCGCTGTCGAAGACTGGTGATACTGAGCGCAAGCAGATCCTGGTCGAGCACACGCTGGTGTCGCGCCAGGAGGCGGGCTCCGGTGGAGTCTTCGACCTGACTAGCTCGTAATGGGCCGTCATTGAAAACCATAAGGCGGTCTCCCTGACCGCCTGTTTCTATCAGGAGAGGGCCGTCCTTGTGGCGGCCTTTTTCTTTCGCAGGAGAACGCAATGGCTCTTCCCGTTACTCACCGCTTCGACGAGCGGCTGCTCCAAACCACTGCTGCGAGCGTGGCAAGCGGCATCTCCGGTGTGGCTCGCGCGCCGTGCCGCGGCCAGATCACTGAAGTCGGCACCGTGATCGGCTCGGTCGTCGCAACCGCCGACGCGACCTGCACCACCAGCATCGCCGGTACAGCGATCACGAACGGATCGTTTGTAATCACGCAGGCGGCCTCCGCCATCGGCGATCTGGACAACGCGCTGCCCACGGCGGCGAACGTCTGCAATGAGGGTGACACGATAAAATTCGCCTTTACCGGTACCGGCACGGCTGGCGGTCACGTCTATTGCTACGCGGTTCTGAAGCCGATCTGACAACGAAGGCCGGTCCGCAAGGACCGGCCGACCACCCGGAGCTTGTATGAACGACGTCATCACTGTTGCGCATCTGGATCGTTCCGAAAAGCTGATCCACTTCGCACGATGGCAGGACGTTGAAAACATCATCGAGAACAACAAGCGGCTGCAGACGACGCCGCAAAAGAGCGACTGGGGCCGGCATGTCGCGTCGATCCCAAACGTCATTCTCGAACAGTGGCTCAACGAGGAGTATCGACGCGGCAATGTGAGGCTGCGCCCGTACACCAAGGAATTCGACACCATTATCGCAAAGAAGCTCCGCGATCCCGACTGGCGCTGGCTGAGAACCGACAAATGAGCATCAGCACATACAACGAGTTGAAGACCGCGATCGCAAGCTGGCTTGCACGCGACGATCTCGCGGCGTTTATTCCGGACTTCATTACGCTGTTCGAGGCTTCGGCCTGTCGCGAGATGCGCGTGCGCCCGGCCGAGACCACGGCGACGCTGACGCCCTCGTCTGGATCGGTGGCGCTACCGACGGACTTTCTCGGCGTGCGGCGATTGACCTTCACCGGTTCGCCGAGCCGCGATCTGGAGTATGTGCACCCGTCCTGGTTTGCGCAAAGCTATCCCACGGCATCTGCTGGAACCCCGAGCGTCTATACGATTGAGGGCGGCACGCTGAAGGTGCGGCCCGTCAGCGACGCACCTCTTGAACTGCTCTATCGCGCCAAGACCACGGCGGTCAGCGGCGCGCTGAACTGGCTCTTCACCAATCACCCCGACGCTTATCTCTTTGGCGCGCTCGCTGAAGCCTCCATGTTCAACAAGGATCCGGAGAACGCGGCGCTCTGGGAAGGTCGGCGCGACAAGGTCTATCAGAGCATAAAGACCATAGACTTTCATTACCGCGAGATGGCGGCGCCGCGTATCATAGGACACACGCCCTGATGCCGATCCTCAGCTTTGGCGAATTCCGGCCCGATGTCTCGGACTATCAGGGGCAGCACAGCCGCACGATCCTGAACGTGGTGCCGCGCGGCGACGGCTATGGCCCGTTCCTCGATTTTGTTGCGTTCACCGCGGCGCTACCTGCGCCGTGCCGCGGCTACTTTTATGCACGCAAGAACGACGGCTCGATCTCGGTGTTCGCTGGCGCCGCGACCAAGCTCTACAATCTCAACAACACTAGCGGTGGCTGGACCGACGTCAGCAAATCCGGCGGTAGCTATTCGGCGCTGTCCGGCAACGCGCAATGGCAGTTCGCACAATTCAACAACTTTGTATTCGCCGTACAGGCCAATGCGCCGGTGCAGGTGTTCGACCTCACGACATCAAGCGCGTTTGCCGATTTGGCGGGGTCGCCGCCCCAGGCGGCTTACATCACCGTAGTCAACCGATTCCTGGTGCTGTCGGGCATGGCGTCACCCAACGTCTATCGGATTCAATGGTCCGGGCTGAATGACACAACGCAATGGACGCCCGGGGTCAATCAGTCCGACTTCCAGGACATGGCCGACGGCGGCATGCTGCGCGGCGTGGCCGGCGGCGAGTTCGGCGTGATCTTTCAGGACGGCTCGATCCGCCGCATGACCTTTTCGCCGGGCTCTCCTTATGTGTTCGGCATCCAGCGCGTATCGCAGGACGATGGGCTGTTCGCGCCATATTCGCTGGTCAGCGCCGGCGACCGAATTTTCTTCTGCTCGCCGCAGGGCTTCAAGATGCTTCTGCCTGGCTCCAATCCGGTGCCGATCGGCAAAGAGCGCATTGACGCGACGTTCTTTGCCGAATTTGACGCGTCGAACCCGCAGCTCTTTATCGGAGCCAACGATCCGCGCAGCACGCGGGTGTACTGGGCTTATAAGTCGAGCAACGGCGCGACCGGCCGGTTCGACAAGCTCTTGATTTATGACTGGGTGCTGGAGCGCTGGTCAAAGGCGTCGATCGCAGGCGAATACATCGCTTCGTTGTCGCAACCTGGCGTGACGCTCGAGGGCGTCGACGCGGCATACGGCTCGAACATCGACACGCTGACGCTATCGTCCCTCGACGACATCTCGAACGCTGCGCTGTCGAAGATTTCCGCGATCGGCACGTCGCACAGCATGGGCTTTTTCACCGGTGCGGCTCTGGAAGCGACCATCGATACGGCGGAGCAGGGCGGCGACGGCCGGCGGCTCTTTGTCCGCGGCTTTCGCCCGGTCACCGACGCTGCAATGGTTTATGGCTCAGTCCTGTCACGTGAGACCGCACAGGGGCAGCCGGCGACCAGTGTTGAATCGCTGGTCAACGCGGTGGGGTCCTGTCCGCAGCGCGTCTCAGCGCGCTATGCGCGTGGCCGCGTCCGTATCCCGGCGGGCACGGCCTGGACGTTTGCGGCCGGCATCGAGCCCGACGTGGCGCTGGAGGGCGGACGATGACTGTCGGCTCGGGTTTGTCGCTCTCCGACGACGAGACCGAGCAGCGGCCGCAGAACTTCGTGATTCGGCAGTTGATCGAGGGCCGCTCCAACGCCGTCGGCACCTGCACGCTCACGGTCAATACGACCACCACGACGGTCGCGGCGATCAACTGCGGTGCGAACTCAGCAGTGTTCCTGTTTCCCAAGACTTCGCATGCGGCAGCTGTCGCGGCGTCCACGTATATATCCGCTGTGTCGGCCCGGCAGTTTGTCGTGACGCATCCGAGCAACGCTAACACCGACAAGGACTTCTATTTTGTGTGCCTCGGTTGAAGCGGTCTGCGTCGACCCCAGGCAAGTCGAACCCATTTGGGAATGCGTCAAGCATTGGATAAAGCGCGCTATGGAGCGCGGCGACCTCGGCACGTTCGAGGCGGTCGAAGATGATGTGATAGCCGGGCAGGCGCTGCTCTGGCTCGTCTGGAACGCGCCGCAAATCCAAGGCGCTGCGGTGACGCAGATCGTCGCAACGCAAAACAGCAGGGTCTGCGTGATCGTCGCCTGCGGCGGCGACAACATGCGGCTCTGGCTGCCACTGATCGAGAAAATTGAAAGCTACGCGCGGGATGAGGGCTGCGACGCGGTCCGCATTCTCGGGCGCAAAGGCTGGATGCGCGTTCTGAAAAGCTACAGCGCGCCGGCGATCATCCTGGAGAGGCGGCTTTAAATGGGCGGTACATCGAAGAGCACACAGCAGACGCAGCAATCGTCGACGACCAATCCTTGGGAACCGACACAAGGCATTCTCAAGGATATTCTGGGTGGCATTCAGGGCGAGGTCGGCAGCTATCAGCCGACATCGGCTGAGACGGCGGCAATCAATCAGCTCAAGACCAATGCGGCGAACCTGCCGAACTACGCGCCGCAGGCGACGAGTCTGGCGAGCGATTACCTGACCGGCGGCCCGGACCGCTCGGGCATTGTCGGCGAGGCTTACAATTCGTCGAAGGCCGCGCTGAGCCCTTATCTCAGCCCGGACTGGCTCGATCCGACGAAGGTGCCCGGAATCGCCGCGGCGCTCCATGCGGTGCGTAACGATGTCCAGAACTCGGTGAACAGTACATTCGCGGGCGCTGGTCGCGATCTGTCCGGCCTCAATCAGCAGTCCTTGGCGCGCGGCATCGCGCAAGGCGAAGCGCCGTTGCTCTTGGATGCGTTCTTCAAGAACGCGGGCTTGCAGCAGAACGCCGCGACTGCGCTGCCGAATATCGCAGGCACGACCGCGACGACACAATCCGGGCTTGACCAGGCGAGCCTCGCCAACCGCGCACAGGGTTTGAACGTTGGTCTCAATACGGTGCCGCAGGCCGCGAATGCCAGCGCGAGCGGCGTGCTGAATGCCGAAAATCTTCTGCGTACGCTGCCGCTACAGAACCTTCAGGCTCTGGCCAGTCTCGTCGTTCCGATCGCGGGGCTTGGTGGACAGTCATACGGCACTAGCAACACCACGGGCACGCAAACGATGTCGCCGGCGCAAACCGCACTGACGTGGACCAACGCGATCCGCAATTTGCTGCCCGGATCCTATACGCAGACTCCAAGGTCGGGGACTTCGGGCGGCAACTCAGGACATAACAATGGGAATTTTTGATCATCTATTTCCTGATGACGTTGAGCGCAGGGAAGCCGAAAAAGCGCACACCGCGGCTGCCGATTCGCTGTTACGGCCTTACGGGGACGTATTTCCCCGAAGCGCCGGTGCCGAAACTATTTGAAGTTCTTAACCGACCCCGATCCGATCCCTCGATTCCACCAGACCCTGAAGCCCCGGCCACACTGGGGCTTGGCTTTTTTAAGGAGCTCACGTTATGGCGACCGCTGGCGTTCCACTTTGGTCAACGACCGCCGCAAGCAACGCGACGGCTGATCCTGCCGTAAACTGGGCCGAAGGCATGGCGCCATCCGCAGTCAACGATTCCGCGCGCGCCATGATGGCGTCGGTCGCGAAGTGGCGGGATGATGTTTACGGCATCACGGCCGGCCTATCGACTGGTGGAACGTCAACCGCCTTCACCGTTACGACCAACGCGAGCTACGCCAGCACCGCGGTCATGTCCGGCGCGATCTTCACCATCATTCCGCACACGACTTCAGGCGCGGCTCCGACCCTGGCTGTGGATGGCCTGACGGCCCGCGCATTGAACGCCTCCGCTGGCGTTGCCGTGCCGGCGGGCGCGCTGATTTCAGGAACGCCGTATTTCGTTCGTTACAAGCATTCGTCAACCGAGTTCATCGTCATCGGACCGAGCGTCGGTGTTCTTGCCGGCCTGGACATCATCGGCGGTACGCAACTCACCGCGCCAGCCAACAACGACACGCTGCCGATCTATGATTTGAGTGCGACGGCAAACAAGCGGATACTGCTTTCTGATTTTCTCACAGTCATCAATGACCTGACGGAAGACACCGCGCCAGACAGCGCGGCTGACTACATTGCAAGCTATGACGCCTCTGCCGCAGCGGCGAAAAAGGTTCTGCTGTCAAATCTTCCTCTGGCGCTCCCGCGCGGCTACATTGACGGCTGCACGCTATCGAACGGCACAGACACGATCAACGACATCAACATCGCGGCCGGGGTGTGTCGTGACAGCACGAATGCCGTAAACATCACGGTTCCGGCCCTTGCCGGCAAGCAGCTTGACGCCAACTGGGCTGCTGGCGGTTCAGCCGGTATGCGCAATTCTGCCGCGGGCATTGCGAATGCCACCTATCACATCTGGGCCGTTCGGACCGCGGCCAGCGCAACGGCGGACATTTACGCGCACACCAGCGCGACGGCGGCGACTGTTCTTACTGCGTTGCAGGCGGAGACTGGCGGAGGTTCTTATGTTTATCTCAGGCGCATTGGGTCAATTATTCGAGAGGGCGGCTCCATCGTCAGCTTTGTCCAGAATGGTGATAGATTTCGCCGGCTGGTACCGAAAGCTATCACTCAAGTCGTTAGCCCCGGCACTTCTGCCATTTCTCATACGCTTGGGGTGCCGACCGGCATCGTCGTAGATGTGGAAGTCGCCATTTCCCTCTTCACGGGGAGCGCGAGCGGCACCTACGTGCTAGTTACAGCATTAGACGAGACCGACTCCGCCCCCGGGTCGACTGCCTTTACATTTCTCGTGGCGGCGAATTCGGTTGGCGGCGTCGTCGTACTGACGAAGACCAACACCAGCGCCCAAATACGAACGCGTAATTCTGCGACACATGCCACGTCTACGTTTGACATGAACGTGTCGGGGTGGAGCGATCTCCGTGGCAAGAACGCTTAGGTCTACGCATCGCAGCAATGGATCTGCTCATCACAATTCGCTCTCGACATAAGCTGACACATCGCGCAGGCGGTCACTGGTTTGCACAGCTTTATCCTAAGTTTCCAGTGTTCTGGGCTTCCAGTCGGAACACGTTCCAAATCGCCGCGTAGGCGAAGTGTCTTCGCCGTAAGCCTCCGCATTCGGATCTTGTACCACCATCGCATGGGCTTCATTCTAGGTTACCCGCGGCAAGGACGCTTAATCGCCACGCAGTCCGATCACATCGCATGGGTTATCCCAACTAAGGAGATGCTTTTCTTTTTTCCGTCAAGCCGACTTCATCGAGCAAGCAATCAAACTTCTCGTAATCTGTGTACGGCCAATCTGTCGCGTAAAGGTATCGCTCCGGGTTTCCGAGCCGCATGAGGTGCGGAAGCCACTTCAGGTTCGATGGGAGACTAACATCGACCCAGAGCCGATCCATCAGCTTCTTGGCCGGCTGGTAGCATTCGTAAACACCGGCAAAGCCGGCCATATGTGCAGCGACAACGTTGAGTTTCGGGAAGTTCGTCATTAACGCAAACAGGTCGGACATCTGATCGC